ATACTATTATATTCTCCATCACCGCCAGCACCGCCATAGCCGTATCTTTCCACGCCGTCAACATCCTCACCAGCAGCAGAAGCACCACCGCCACCAGCGCAACCGCCTTGTCCGGCATCCCCGCCATCGTTTCCTTGGCCGGATGTCCCAGAACCGCCAGTACCGATGAGGCCGGAACCTCCACCGCTACCCCCGTCTCGCCCGCCGTCACTGTAAGCACCACCGCCACCGCCACCGTCAGATGTGATTGTGGAAAATACTGAATCACTTCCATCGCCCCCTTGGTTCTCGTAACCTGAACTAGCCCCGCCAGCACCACCGCCACCAACAGTAATTGTGTAGGATTGAACCGTAACAGCGAATCCAGAGGCAGCACGATAGCCACCAGCACCACCGCCACCGTGGTTGCCTCCACCGCCTCCACCAGCAACAACTAGATACCTAACCTCATCGTCAGTTGAGCCAGCGCAAGTTACCTGAAAAGTGCCTGAACCAGTGAACGTGTGAACCTTGTAATCCCCATCAGTAGTGACAGTGCCGCCTGTTGCCTCAACGTAGTCGCAACTAGGGCCAGCAGCAGCAAACCGATATGGATTGATAATGTAGCTCATTCTAACGGTAGCCTATTAACCAAATCTTTAAGCCCTTACCAGCGGTGCTTGAACCAATCTGGTCAATGTCTACTTTAATCTCTGCGTCATCAGCTAATGCCGTATCTGAAATCACCGCTGGAGTCGCCGCTGTGGTGGATGTTTTCTCGCTGGCATCAATCGTGAGTTTTGTGGAGAGAATAGTTGAGCCTCCCTCATTTATATCCACGGTGATTGTTGAGCCAACGGGAGCCGTATTCACATTGGCCCGAACACTGGTGAGCGTCATAGCGTGAGGCATACGGAAGGTTATCTTCGCCGTGCCAGTAGTAAGGTCAGTTGTCTCATCGCTAACAGCCATACCAATCTCGACAGGCATCTTAACCTTTTTGGGATTGTTGGAATCAGAGGCATCAGCAACGGCGATGTAATCACCCGCACCGAATGTGGTCGCACCGAAAGTTGTCGTGCCTACATCCGTAAGCTCATTGATGTTGAGGGCAAACGTGGTGGTCGTTCCGCTGACCGATGTAGTAACCCCGTCTCCACCCGTGGAGGTCAATGTCCCGCTAGTCGTTATAGCCGACCCAGAGCCACTATCCGCTGCTGGGGTAATGCTCGTCACTGTTCCGGAACCACCACCACCCGAAACCGTAGCCCAAGTATTGTCGCCCCGTAGATACGTTGAGGAACTTGCCGTGCCTGTGGCAGAGAGCATCGCAATGTCAACTGCGCCAGCCGCAATCGTGGTCGCGTTAGACCCGCTACTGGTTACATCGCCAGTAAGATTAGCATTAGTGGTAACAGTTCCCGCCGTTAGTCCGGCTGCTGTCCCTGTCAGATTTGTTGCAACACCACTTGCAGGAGTGCCGAGTGCAGGAGTCACAAGCGTTGGGCTGGTTGCAAAGACCAAGGCTCCGCTTCCTGTCTCATCTGAAATGACACCAGCTAACTGGGCCGAGGTTGTAGCAGCTAGAACAGATAAATTGTTAGAAGTGTAAACTCCGTTTGTTACCGTAGCTGCATTTCCGGTACAACTGCCGGACGAACCGCTGACATTCCCTGTTACATTCCCAGTGACCGCACCCACAAAGTCCGTGGAAGTCACCGAGGTTAACCCTGTAATCGTTGTGTCTAGGTTAAGTGTTACATCTCCGGATGCTCCTCCTCCATTAAGGTTCGTCCCAGCCGTGACCCCCGTGATGTCTCCCGTAGTAGGTGCTGCCCAAGAAGGAACACCAGACGCAAGAGTCAGAACCTCTGTGTCAGAGCCTTTTGCAAGTTTTGCCAATGTGGTCGCAGTGTCAGCGTAAAGAATGTCACCCGCCGTAAACCCTGTTAACGTTGTTCCACCCTTCGCAACAGGTATTACATTATTGTAGGTTGTTGCGTTCCCGCTTGAAGTCACATCTCCGGTTAGATTCGCATTCGTGGTGACGGTTCCCGCTGTCAGGCTTGCTGCTGTTCCAGTCAGGTTTGTTGCCACACCGCTTGCTGGAGTTCCGAGTGCTGGAGTGACTAGAGTCGGACTGGTCGCAAAGACCAGTGAACCGCTGCCTGTTTCGTCCGAGATAACTCCAGCCAACTGTGCAGAAGTGGTGGCTGCGAGGGCAGAAAGATTGTTAGTAGTGTAAACGCCGTTAGTGACCGTAGCAGAGTTGCCTGTGCAGCTACCCGATGAGCCACTGGCATTTCCAGTAAGTGCGCCAGTGAAGGTTGTCGCTGTAACGGTGTTGTCCTTAACCAGAACGCTATCAATGGTTACACCAGCAGCAGCGGTTGTTTCGGAAATTGTATCGGTTGTTATTGACTGACCAGCGGTGACAATGATGTTGGTCGAGCCTGTCGTGTTGCCGTTGGTCAACACCTCGGACAGTGCATCGGAGGCTCCAACCTGTGCGTCAACGTAAGTCTTAATCGCCCCTTGCGTAGCAAGCAGGGTTGCACTTGAGCCTAGTGTGCCATTGTCAATGCCAGTAACAGTTGCGCCAGTAGCAAGCTCAAGGCTGGTGGAGAGCGTGGCTGCACCAGCGCAAGTAAGAGTGCCAGTAGAGTTTACTTCTCCGGTGCTTAACTTTAAGGCAAAGGTGTTAGCCGCATTACCATCGGTCAACGCAACCAAGGTCGCGCCATTACCGCCGCCAGATGGCAACGCTAATAGCTGGTCATATGAATCCGCAATCGCACTTCCTGTTAATGTAGCCATCTAAAACCCCCACGCTTTTTTGATTTGTTTTGCTGTGAATGTTGACCTGTCCAGAAATCTTGAACCCAAGTTCTGCTCAAGTTTGTAGTAGCCATCCTTAACCTGTTCAGCCTGTGAAAGCGTTCCGGAGGCTACGCCTGTTAGGGCAAAGCCTTCCGGAACTTCTTGCTTGGTGTATTTTTTTCCGTTGATTTCTATTTTGGTAGTCCCCAGAGGGACAAGTTCATCAACGACATCACCGCCGCTAGATTGAAAAGAATAGATGGGCATTAGTATTCCATTAGTTCATCTTCTTCCTCGGCAGCGGCCAGAAGCTCTGCCCCTTCAATGTCTTCAGCTTCATCGACTTCTTCAGCCGCTGAACCTACGTACTCGACAGGAACCCCGCCAGCAGAACTGATTTCAACGTGTGCGGTTCCGTCCTCATTGATTGCGGTAATCTCACCGCCAACCTCATTCATAACGACAGAGTCGCCAACTTCCGGAGCAACTACGTCCCCGCCTTCTCCTTCTGCCACTAGGGCATCAATAGGTAGTCTAATCATCTCACAACCTTTTTCTTTAGAATTAGAATGACCGTGAGAGGGGGGCTTTCCCCCTCCCACGGCTATAATAAGAGTTACGCCACCTTTAGGGTGCATAACGTGTTTACCCCTAGGCGAGTGAATCAGTCTTACTACGCATAACAACGTAGTAATTCGGGTTCAGTCGCAGACAACCCCAGAACGTCTTGAACGAGCAGGTAATCAGTTGGTTTAGCGGGTCGGATTTATCAGCGGTGTCGGTGATAAGTACCTTCGGGCTGAACGGGCTTTGGCTTCCGAGTTCCGGAACACCGTATGCCTGTTGACCGAGGAACAGCGTGGCGTGGATATCTTTGCCAGCCGCACGACCACCACCTCCAGCAACGGAGTAGGCGAAACGGTCATCATCAGCAGAAGCGTAAACGCTACTCCATCCGTTGGTTGTAGTGACGAACTTCGCTCCGTACAACGAGCCAACTTCTCCTTTATAGAGTTCTTGGACATTGCTGTACTGGGCGGCGTTCAGCCACTCATCGACCTTCATAATGTCGCTCAACACTTGTGGCGAAACAGCGGCAACGTACATCCCGTTTTTGGCGGGTTGTGCGCGGTTCACTTTTAGTTTCGTCACTGCATCAAAGGTGGAATAGTCCGTACCTCCGTCAGCGTACATCTCGGTGAGCGTATCACTGTTGTCGAGGGCAGAGCCGTCACCATTCTCTTTTGCAGTGCCAGCAACATTGGAGCCGATAACCGTGTTACGGGTAATCGTATCCAAGTCCAGCGCAGCATCCTCGCCGTTAGTCTTACTAGACTGCTGCAAGGAGTTGAACAGGTCAGTAGCTGTCAGAACGTCAGTCAGTTTCATAACCTGACCGCGCTGAATCAGCGTCTTCTCTATTTTCGATAACGTCAACGAGCGTGTACCCGATGCAGTCGTGCCTTCCGTTAGCGTCTCAATCGCGCTATTGGACGGCGCACCGTACCGGAACATCGTGATGTTCTTGTGACCTGCTTTCGCAGGGAGCGGAGCCTTTTCCGCGAATTGGTCTAACACCAGTGCCTGAACAGCGTAGGACAGCAATTTCTTGCTGAAATAGTTCTGATACTGGTTAGACAGAGTTGTAGTGGTATTTGTAGCCATTACATATTGTCCCCTTATTGCCTATTAGCGACCATCATCAAAAGCCATAGCAGCCTTCAGGAGTGCGTCACCCTGTTCCTTGTCGGACAGGTCGTTAAATGACTTTTCTCCCTCCGGTCTATCGCTGGTGAATCCCCCGCCAATCGACATCTTTTTTTCCAGTTTGTTTAGTTTGTCTGTTAGTTCTTTGTTTAAGGCGACACTCTCTGTTGAGGACTCTGCTGCAATCTTCCAATTAGCAACACGGACTGCGTGTCGCAATCCGTCTCCGTTAGGTAAGTACAGGAGGTCGGAATGCTCTCTGAGGAGTTGGTTTACCTCCTTAGCGAGCTTCGTATCGGCATCCTTCAGGTCTGGGTTCTGGGACTCAAGTTCAGCCTTGGTGAGTTTGAACTTATGTTCCCACTCGTTATAGGCTACTTCCTTCTCCCTGTTACTGGATGCTTCGTTGCCAGCTTTTTCGGTAGCCTCGGCTAACCTTACAGCTTCCTCCGCATCGTCGTATTCCCCGTCATCTTTGAGGCGTTCAGCAGCGGCCCTGTATTCGGCAGCTGTGAATCCCTCCCCGTCACGATACTCTTGTCCGGACTGAACTTGGGACTCCTGCGATTTTAATCGCGCTTCCCAATCTGCCAGTTCCTTCTCTTTAGCAGACTGCTCTTCCTTGGTTGAATTTATGTTCTTCCAAGTATTAGCCTTCCGCTCCTCGTTACGGGCGTACTTACTTTTCTTCGGTTCATCCTCCGTTTCCGGAGCTTCGCCTTCTGTCAATGAACTAACTTCATTAGCACCTTGCCTTTCCGTATCCGGTTCAGCTTCAGCTTCTTCAGCTTGTGGTTCCTCCGGAGTTTCCTCCGGTTCTGGTTCCTCAGTCTCTATTTCGACTATCGGAGTTTCACCCGCATCAACAGCAGCATCATACTGCTCTGCTGCGGCCAACAGCTGTTCGGCATCATTATCGCCGGATTCTTCTGGCATTGTACTTCCCTATTAGTGCTATCCTCGACCAACCATCGCACCAAATTGGCTGGGCGTTGCTGTGGAGCCTTGACTCGGAAAGTATTCGGCTCCGTAAATACCTTCCGTAAATTCTTCCGGTTCTTCGACTTCTTTAGCCAGAACCTCAACAGTATGCACTGCTGTCCTCACACCATTCGCGAACCCCGCCTCAAATTCAAGATTTTTTTTCGCACTCACTGCCTGTTGGTTTTGCTTTAAAACCATATTAAGCATAGTAAGTCTCAGCTTCTTTCCCTCCTTTGTGACGAGGAATCTTCTCAGCGCATTCGCATCAGACGCTTCCCACTCAGGTTCGTCAACCCAAGGGATATGGCTTCTTAGCCGCCAAGCTATCGAAATAAATCTAAAAAATCTCATTTAATAGGCTTCGTGATTTTTCCTGCTGACTTACGTGGTGGCTGTGCGCTTGGGCGAGGTATCCCGTGTACGGGAACTTTGGTGGAGCTGGGTGGCCCCATTAAGCCAATGCCTGACCCAAAGGGGGCAGGTTTGTAATTAAAACCGGATTGCTTTTTATGCTGCTTTGCTAACTGGGCTACTGTTTTTTTTGCTGCATTCGCAAACTTCTTTGCTTTCTTTGCGGATGCCTTTGTGGCGGCTTTTGCCGAGGACGACATAGATTTAGCTATGGCAGCTGTCGTCTTCCTCCCTGTCTTTGCTGCTGCCTTTGATGCTTTCTTTGCAGTCGCGGCTGATTTTTTAGCAGCCCTTACTACAACTCTTGTCGCTGCCTTCTTCTTGGCCGCAGCTGCTGATGCAGCATTGTCGGCCTCAAGTTTTCGCACCCTTTCCCTCAGTCGATTGGCTTCGTCTTGTTCGGATTCCCTCTTAGCCTTTGCGGCTAATTGTTTTCTCTTTATTATTTCCGAGGGCATTCTTGACTTAACGCTGCCAAGGAAACGCTTGGCCGCTCCAGTGAATGAACCCCCTCCGAATATGTTTTTACCTCCCTCTGGCATTATGCTGGAACCTCCTGAGGTTGCGGTTGCTCGGCAGCCTGAGGGACTTGCGGCCCTTCGTTCTCCGGTGGGAGTATGCCGATAGAGCGCAGATACTCGGTGACATCCTTGCGTAGCGCACGGGCATTATTTGTATCCACCTCTTCCATAGCAGTCAGTAGTGAGTCGAGTCTCGCGGCCATTGCCTGACCGCCCTGAGGACTTACCTCAATCCCGTTCTGTCTACTCTGTTCTATGAATTGCATAATGACCCCAATGCGGATGCCATAGTTTTCTCCGACCTTCGCCGGAATCATTTGGCCGACAAGAAGTGCGGGAATAATCTTCTGCTCTTCCTCTGCCTCGTTGCCGAGCTTTTCATTCGGGTCTTGCACAAGCCGAGGGATTAATGACGGGTCTTCTAATTCAAGTATGCTTTTATCTAGTTCTACCTGATTAATCCAAGGCGAGTTCATAAAAAGTTGCTTGCGCTGTATTGCCCTGTTAAGGAGCATCGCTCTGCTGACCATATCCATCCCGCCGCGAGGCTCAATCTGGTACGAGTCGTGCAACGCTTTCGGGTCTGCCTGAAGGCTGTCTTCAAGGAATCGGTATTGTAAGTCCTTACTATTATATTGGAGCAGCAGACTCCAAGACTGCCGGAACAAGTCGCCAAGAGCTTGCCGGAACAAGCGTAAGCGCAAGTCCATATTCTGTTGAGCTTGGGCATTGATTGAATCAATCTCTGTTGCGGTGCGCCTGTCCCTGTCGGACATTATCCCGTAGTCAGGGACTGTTACCCTCTGCTCTGCGACTGACTGCGTCTGGGTGATTTCATTGTCAAAGTCAACAGGAGTTGACGGCATCTGAACCGGAGCGATTCCGAACGGAAGAATCTGCGCGGGTTTCATTCTTAGATTGACAGAGTTAGGTAGGTCTCGCTCTGCCTTGAAGAGTGGCTGATTTAGCAGAGTCGATGAGTCCATCTTCTCGTTCCAAGTTTTGCAAAGCGATGCCTCAAACGGGCCAAGCATTTCGCAAACTCCGCGAGGAGAGAACCAGCCGCCATCCGTTACTTCATACCGACAGATGGTGTATGGAGGCTTTCCGTGGTCGAACGGAATCTTCATAGTCTGTCTAAGTTTTATGTCTGGGGCTTGGGGAGAGAAGCATTCCATCTCCCACTCACCATCTTCTTTTCTAGTGTAAACCTCCCAGACGATGACTTGGTCAGGGTCGTTGGAGTGTGTGAGTCCCTCCCGTGTTTCCTTGTTATTCTTCAGGTCGGCAAGGATGCCCCCATCCTCCGAGTGTCCACCGACTATAGCATCTAAGGTATCTTTATCGTCCTTATAAATACCAGCCCTTTTGTAGGACTCTTTGCTCATAGGGATAACTTGGCAGATTCTGTCAGCGTCCTCTATCCCCTTTGTCCAAGGCGGCACAACAATGTAAATTGGGTCGATAGCCTGATACTCAATTCTCTTTGTGTCAGGGTTCCAAAAGGTTTTCATTATGCCCTGACCACTCACAAGCATATGGTCAATCCAACTCATCACCTCGATTGCGTAGTTGGACTTTTCGTGAAGCATATAGCTGAACCAATGCTCGGCAGCAG